ACGACTATTTTGGCCATGCAGTTCATGGTAATTCATTTGGGCCAAAAGGTGAGGAAATGGCTTGGGGCGCACATTCTCAAATGTTTTCACCTCTTGCAAAATTAGCAATGACTGCGGAAACTAGAGGACAAAATAGCGTTGTAAATTACAGTCCATTAAATGCAGAATTAAAGAAAAACATTAATTTAATGGATAAGGCCATAGCAAACACTAAAGATCCAGAATTAATTAAGGAAGCTCAAGCGAAAAAAGATAAATTATGGGAGGAGTTTCAATTTGCTCCACAAAAATCCGTAATACTTCCTCCAGAATTTGCAGATCCTCAATATAAAGGTGGGATGCCTGAGTACATTCAAAAATTAATTAAACCTTCTCCAGAAACTGCAAGTTCTGCATTTTTAACTCATTTTAGTAATGAACCAAATTTAACTTATACAGATCCAACAAAATATGGAACTGGAATAGCAGGTCAAGAGGCAGATAGATTAAAAAATTATTCAGGTGCAGTTAAAGACAGAACATATTACTATACCGGTAATCCAGAAGACGTAAAACCTGAGCCTGGACTTGGTGCTTACAAATATGTAACTCAATCAAACAATTTATATGACATTTCAAAAGATCCATTAAATTTAAGAACTTTAGCCCAAGAAGCCAATAGAAATCCCTGGAGATCAAATGTTAATGCAGGTCAAACTTACAATGTAGAAAGTGATCTTGAAAGATTAATAAAAGAACATGGATACGAAGGTTATATGACTTCAGATGTAACCTCTCCATCGGCAGCATTGTTTTACAAAATGCCGGTTACTAGATACGATAATGCTTTACAAAATATAAATTCTGACGTACATTCACCAACTTATTTAGAAGATCTGCATACAATGCTTGGCTTAAAGTCAAAAGATTTCGATATTTCAGATGTATACTCACCAACCTATTTAGGTGACTTACATTCGTTTTTATCAACTCAAAAACAACCATGAACCCACTAAAAATCACGTTCTCTGATCTATCAACTCAAGAAACAGATATCATCTTTGCAGGACTAGGAAGTCTCCCAATGGCACAAGTCGAGCAACTGGTGAACAAACTCAGACAACAAGTAGCAATCCAGGTCAGCCAATACCAGGCAAAGATTCAAAAGGAAAGCGAACAAACGGACGGAAACCCAGTCCAGTAAAGATTTTGGGACGGTAATACGGGTTAGCGCCGTAAATCACGAAGAATTGATGCACAAAAAGAACGCTGCTTTATGCGAACCGTCCCAAATTCAACACAGTAAACAAATAGTTTGCAATACGTCAATTTAAGCATACAATTGGCAACCATGAAGAAAACAGTTAAATCACAACCCCAAAAATTAGGCAGACCTACTCTTTACAAAGAGCAATATGCTCAAGAACTCATAGATTACTTTAATCAACCGGCATACTCGGAGAAAACAATTATTCTCCCCAACGGAGTAGAACGGACTGAAAGATTATCTAATCTATTCCCCACACTAACCCGATTTGCAGCCAGTAGAGGGGTCACAAGAGACACTTTACATGAGTGGGCTAACGCAAAAGATGAGAACGAAAGACTTAAACATCCTGAGTTTTCCGACGCGTATAAAGTTGCAAGGCANTTACAAGAGTCTGTTTTAGTCGAAGGTGCGACTGCGGGNGTGTTTAACGCACAGTTTTCAATCTTTACCGCAAAGAACATCTTAGGATGGCGGGACAAGACCGAACAAGAAATTACCGGAGCATCTGGTGGCCCACTTCTTATGCAAGTAGCTACAGACAATGACGCTTAAGTACACCGAGAAACAACTAGAGGCAATGAAGTTGATGAGTGGGGATGCCACTTACATCATGCTTTTTGGTGGATCACGTTCAGGAAAGACTTTTACGATTGTTCGGCAGATTGTTACCAGGGCAATCAAGGCAGGAGGGTCAAGGCACACAATCCTACGTTTCAGGTTCAATCACGTTGTCAACTCGGTGGTGTACGACACTTTTCCAAAAGTGATGAAGATCTGTTATCCAACGGTCAACTACAAGCTAGACAAGACACACTGGTTTGCCAAGTTTGACAATGGAAGCGAGATTTGGTTCGGTGGACTGGATGACAAGGAAAGGACGGAGAAGATTCTTGGAATGGAGTTTTCAACGATCTACTTGAACGAATCCAGTCAGATAGCTTGGCCTTCGGTTGGTATTGCAATGACCAGGTTAGCGCAGAAGGTCAATCAACAGATTATTGTTGACAAGAAGATCGAGATGAAACCGCTAAGACCGAGGATGTTCTTTGACTGCAACCCGCCCGATAAGAACCACTGGACTTATAAGTTGTTTGTTCAAAGAAGAGACCCAGAGACAGGGATTAATTTGTACGACCCAGAGGATTACAAGTATTTCCAGATCAACCCAAAGGACAACCAAGAGAATCTATCCGATGGCTACATTAAGACACTTGAGGGATTATCAGCAAGGCTTAGAAAACGATTTTTAGAGGGAGAGTTCACAGATGCTAACCCTAACCAGTTATTTACAGACCTTTATTTTGACCGGTGGAGAACTCAAGAGGAAGATTTACCCGATTTTGTTAGAGTCGTTGTTGGAATCGACCCTAGTGGAGCAGGAGATACTGACAACGCTGACAATGATGCAATTGGTATTGTTGTAGGTGCTTTGGGAACGGATGGGAACGCATACTTACTGGAAGACTGTACGGTGAAAGCCGGCCCTGCAACTTGGGGTAAGGTGGCAACAAGCGCATTTGATAGACATAACGCAGACATAGTGGTTGGAGAAAATAATTATGGTGGGGCGATGGTTGAAATGGTTATCCAGGCATCACGACCTCGGACTAATTACAAGTCGGTACTTGCCACACGATCAAAGATGGTCAGGGCAGAGCCGTTTGCTCCACTATACGAGCAAGGAAAGATCAGGCATGTAGGAAGGTTCGTAGATTTGGAGGAGGAACTTGGAGGATTCAGTACCAATGGTTACAATGGGTCTAAGTCACCAAATCGTGCAGATGCGTGGATTTGGGTGCTAACCGAGCTGTTTCCTGCGATTTTGCGGTCAAAAGTTGAGAAAAAACCGCAAACTTCACCGAAAAAACAGTTTAATTCTAATAATACCCCTGGATATTGGATGTAACTATGGCAACAACCGAAGAAGAAATAGTACGCAGAGCGCAAGACAATTTCAAACATTGTTTAGATTGGGAACAAGCCTCCAGACAAAGATTCAGGGAGGATATGAGATTTTTGTTTGCTGATTCTGACAATCAAGACCAATGGGAACCGGCAGTAAAGGCCAGACGTAGGCTAAATACTCAGCCGATGATCACTATTAACAAGGTTCACACGCATTGGTTGCACGTTGTTAATAACTTAAAAGAAAATAAACCTAGCGTTTCGGTTCATCCAACCAATGACGAGGCCACTTACGAGGCAGCGGAGATTTTCGAAGGACTGGTACGTCACATTGAATATATATCCAACGCTAAGACTGCCTACGATATGGCAGCGGAACAACAAGTTGGTGGGGGAATAGGATTTTGGACAGTTACGACCGCATACGCAGACGATTCAACCTTTGACCAAGAAATATATATTAGGGAAGTCCCTGATGCTATGTCTGTTTACCTTGATCCTCACATTAAGAAAAGGGACGGTTCAGACGCTAAATTTGGGTTTATCTATGAAGATATGCCAAGGACAGAGTTTGAGAGACGTTTCCCTGGTGAGAATGTGCCAATGGTGGATGCAGGAGGCTCTCAGTCCTGGGTGACTAAAGATGTGGTTCGTTTAGCCACATATTACGAAAAAGAAATTAAAAAAGAATGGCTTTACTCTATACCTCAAGCTGATGGCTCATTGAAGTTTGAGCGTCAATCATCCATGACTAAAGAAGAAGTCAAGATGCTGAACGAGGCTATTAAGATAGGTGCGGATATTGAGCGCAGACGTATTGATAAGCACGTTATCCACAAGTATTTAATCGGTGGGAACAAGGTATTAGAAAAAGGAATCTGGGCAGGAAAGTACATTCCAATCGTCCGAGTACCAGGCGAGGAAATGCAGATTGATGGCAAATTAGACCGTAAGGGTTTGGTTCGTTATATGAAGGATGCACAAAGATCGTATAACTACAATGCCTCCGCTGCACTTGAATACGGTGCTCTACAGTCAAAAACTCCTTACCTTGCGCCAGTTGAAGCTATTGAAGGATTAGAGAATTACTGGGCAACTGCCAACACCGAGAACCATGCTTATTTAGCATATAACCATGCGGATGAGAACGGAAACCCAATCCCAAGACCAGAGAGAGCGCAAGCTCCTATGTCTGCTCCTGTTTACATGGAAGGTATGCAGACTGCTGAAAATGAGATGATGATGACTTCGGGCCAATACCAACAAAGTTTTGGTGCTGAAGGACAGGAACTCTCAGGGGTAGCAATTGACAAGCGCAAATATCAGGGAGAAAGGGTTACTTACCACTTCCAAGATATGCAAAACATGGCGATTCAGTTCACAGGCAAGATTCTGATTGACCTAATCCCACACATTTACGACACAAAGAGAATTGTTCGTATTTTGGGTGAAGACGGTGAAGAACAACAGATTATGATCGACCCTAATCTGAAGGAAGCCTTTAAACAACAAGAGGACAAAGACGAGGCCAAAGTCTCCACTATCTTCAACCCCTCGGTTGGTTCTTATGACGTAGTCGCTGAATCTGGATCTAATTACGATACAAGAAGACAAGAGGCTTTCTCTGCAATGTCTCAAATGATTGCTCAACAACCTCAGTTAGCTCAGGTTATCGGTGATCTTTACATGGGATCGGCAGACTTCCCTAACGCTGACAAACTTCAGGAACGGATGAGGAACTGGATACCTCCTGCAATTTTAGGAACTGGCCCGAGCGAGACAGAACAAGCATTGACTGCTCAACTACAACAGGCTCAACAAGTTATTGCTGCGCTGACTCAGCAAGTACAAGATAAATCCATTGATCAGAAGATGGAGAAACAACGCTTGGATATGGACGCATTGAATCATTTAGCGATTCGTCTAGAGAAAGAGCGTGACAGTTTAATTAGTGCGTTCAAGGCCGAAACTGAAAGGTTGAAAGCATTAATTACGGATGTGAACCCTGTGCAGATGGGTGAAATCACAAGCAAGATGGTGAGCGAGATAGAAGGCGCTGACAATCCTGCTAAAGACTTCAATCCTGACCGCATAGACCCCTCACAGTATTTGCAAGCAGAAATCCCAACTATCACAGGATAAAAATGGAAACAACAACCGTTGACCAACCAGTAAACGAAGGAACTATTCAACAAGCTGACGCAACCAATGCCAATCAGCAAACTCCAGAGGCGAAAGCTCCTGAAGCCAAAGACAACTCCTATCACGATCTACCCGAGTGGGCTAGAAAACGGATGGGTGAACTTGCAGCAGCCAAGAACTCGGCAGCCGAACAACTCGCTGCCCTCAAGGCTCAGATTCAAACCCAAGTTCAAGAACCTCAACCAACCTATCAGCAACCTCAGCAAAATGTCGAGGAATTGGCTACTCAGATCGCTAATCAGCGTCTTCAAGAGCAGACTTTCCTTAACAAAATGAATGAGATTGAGAGAAACGCAAAAGAGGAGTTTGGCCAGGATTACGACCGTTCCGTTCAAAATTTACAGTTGGCAGGGGTTGGAGGAAACGACTTTCTCCATGCTTTAGCCGAAGTTCCCAATCCTGAGAAAGTCATTACATATTTGGGTAAGTCTGAGAATGTAAACGAGGCTATCAGGATTGCAGGGCTAAGTCCTATGCAATTAGGGATTGAGTTGACAAAATTATCTAGCAAAGCAGCTAAAGAACTCAGCAAACAAAAGTCTAGTGCCCCTGCTCCAGTTGGTGAAGTTACAGGCGGTTCGTCTGGACGGACTACTGGGGGCGCAGAACCCTCAATCAACGATACCGAGGCTTGGATTGCTTGGAGAAGGCAAACTGCTAGAAAAAAGCGTTGATTAGTTGATAAGTTAAAAAAAACGCATTAGAATCGGGTACAGGCAGAAACTAGCCGTAAATAGTTGTGTTGGGCCGTTAAAGATAGTCTCCATAGGCCAGGGGAAATTAGGAGTTTGTCGCAAGACAGACAATTCATTTCTTTTTGTTCATAAGGAGGTAGTTCAACATGACTACTAATTCACTTCTGACGATAAATATGATCACAAATGAAGCTGTGAGATTATTTACTCAGTCTAATGCGTTTTTACGCACTGTAAGCCGTCAATATGACGATCAGTTTGCTCGTACAGGAGCAAAAATTGGTTCAACTCTGCGTGTTCGTTTACCTAACGATTACACAGTAACAACTGGCCCTGCAATTACTCCTCAAGGTACTAACGAGCAGAACACATCTTTGACTGTGGCAACACAAGCAAACGTGCCTGTTTCTTTCGGTACTGCTGAGAAAACAATGCAATTGGATGACTTCTCTGAGCGTATTCTTGCTCCTGCGGTTAACCGTTTGGCAGCTTACGTTGCAGCAGACTTGATGAACGTAGCATCACAATCAGCCAACATCACACCAAACTTGAGCGGTTCTACCCTCTCTAGTCCAAATGCGACAACATGGTTGACTGCCGGTTCTGCTCTTGATCAAAACTTGTCACCAAGAATGGATCGTAAGATTATTCTTGATCCAGTTACTCAAGCTCGTACAGTTGGCTCTTTAGCCGGTTTGTTCAATCCTCAAGTCAAAATTGCTGAGAACTATGAAACTGGTGTTATCACTAGAGATACTCTCGGATTTGACTGGATGTATGATCAAACTACTCTGGTTCACACAGTAGGTTCGTTCTCTGCCGGTACTGTTAACGGTGCAAGCCAAACAGGTACAACTCTGACAGTTAACGCAATCACAGGTACATTGAACCAAGGTGACATTATCACTATTGCCGGTGTATATGCAATCAACCGTTTGACAGGTAACTCACAAGGTCAACTACGTCAATTCGTTGTTACTGCAAACGTTAACTCTGGTGCTACAAGCATACCAATCTATCCTGCTATTACTCCTGCTCCCGCAGCGTTTAATACAGTAACTGCATCTCCTGCTAACTCAGCAGCGATCAGTTTGGTAATGCCTGCATCATCTAGCTATCGTCAAAACATTGCATACTTCCCAGAGGCTTTCACATTGGCAACTGCTGATTTGGAAATGCCTACTGCCGGTGTTGTGCAAGCTGCACGTGCTCAGTTTGATGGCATCTCCTTACGTATGATTGAGGCTTATGATGTAATGTCTGACTCCTTGATTACTCGTATGGATATTTTGTACGGCTACGCAGCGATTCGTCCTGAGTGGTCATGTATTGTTCCTGACATTGTCTAATGGCAATTGAGCAATACTACAGGGGTAAGTTGGTTACTCCTGTGTACACTTTCGTAGAGTTTCCTAAGTGGGTCACAGACTCACTTGGGAAGCAACATCTTGTTCAGAATCCTGAAGAAGAAGCACAAGTTTTAACCGTTCCAGAGCAAAAAGAAACTAAGAGGGGCAGACCAAAAAATGACTCAACCGCTGCCGACAACTCCCTCTGATCTAATCACTCAAGCGTTAAAAATAGCAAACGTCATTGGTGTTGGTCAGACTCCCAACGCAACCGACATTAATGATTGTTTCAACCAGTTAAACATGATGCTTGCCCAATGGCAACGCAGACGCTACATGGTGTATAACCTGGTAACGACTTCTAAAGTTGCTACAGGACAAATCTCATACACAATCGGAACTGGTGGTGATTTCAACATTACTCGTCCAGTCAAACTAGAATCAGCGTTCTTTAGGATGCAATCTGGTAGTCCTTTGCCTGTTGACTATCCTTTGGAAGTCTTAAGGGCTAATGAGGATTACAACCGCATATCTATTAAGAAATTAAACGCTTTTCCTCAGTATATTTACTACAACACAGGTTACCCACTCGGTACTATTTACGTTTGGCCTGTACCTAATAATCAGTATGAGATATTCCTAACTGTGATGACACAGTTGGAGGCTTTTCAAACGATTACGGATACTGTAACCATGCCTCCAGAGTATCTTTCAGCGATGCAATGGAACTTAGCTCGAATTATCTGTGTTATTTATGGTTTACCGATTACTCCAGAACTCACAGGATATGCAGAGGCATCCATGAGAGCGATTGAGGAAGTCAATTCACAAATTCCACTTCTCCACATGCCTGTAGCACTCAGAGGAAAGTCTGGTGCATACAATATTTATGGAGATTTCTACGTTGGTAGTGCCGGATAATGGGAAAGGCAGCACTAACTACTGGTGCTTACCAGACCAAAAGTATTATTGCAGGGGCGCAACGGTGCATTAATTTGTACATGGAGCAAAATCCTGAAGGGGTGGTGTTTCCTTTTACGCACTATCCCACGCCTGGTCTGACAAAAGTAGCAAGTTCGGGTCAAACATCTTGGAGAGGACTTTACTATGCAAGTAATAATCAACTTTATGGTGTTTGTGGCAACACTTTTTACAGTATTAGCACTGATTGGATTCTTAGTCCTATTGGCACTCTCGCAAGTTCCACTGGCACTGTTTCGATGGTTGACAATCAGGTTGATTTGTTGATTGTTGACGGAACAAGCGCAGGATACGACTACAACATCACGACCAATACGTTCACGACCATCAATCAGCCAGGCTTTTACGGTTCAAATCAAGTCAATTATGTTGATGGTTACTTTGTTTGTAACTATCCAGGCACTCGGGAATGGTACATTTCCTTGGTAAACACGGCAGAGTTTGACCCGCTTAACTACGCTTCTAAGTCTGGTTCACCTGATAATTTGGTTGGCATAGGTATATCAAGACGTTATATTTACTTACTGGGTGAATTTACCTCCGAAGTCTGGTTTAACGCAGGGAATACTGCTTTTCCTTTCCAGATTCTCCCAGGTTCATTTATTCAATATGGATGCGCTGCGACTAATTCAATAGCTCAGATGGACGGTGAGGTTTACTGGTTGGCTCAAAGTCCTCAAGGTCAGGCTTATGTCTGCCGTAGTCAAAACTTTGGTGCGGTTCAGATCTCTACCTTTGCGATGGATCAAGAGTTTCAGACTTACGGTAAATTGTCAGATGCTATTGGGTATACATACGAAGTAAATGGCCACTTCTTTTATGTATTGACATTTCCACAAGCTAATAAGACTTGGGTGTTTGACTTATCTAACAATCAATGGAATGAGTGGTTATGGACGGACAATGATGGTAATTTTAATCGTCATCGGAGCAATTGTTTTGCTTTTGCTAACGGAAATCTTGTAGTTGGAGACTGGCAAAACGGCAATTTATACGTTTTAGATCAAAACAATTATTCTGATTTTGGTGGGCCAATTGTGAGAGTTCGCAGTTTCTACCACACCGAAGACGATGATTCAAACCGTCTAAGAT